CAGAAGAGCAGAATGCTGCGGCAAGAGAACGGCGTAGAGCTTCAGCCGCTAGATACCGAAACAAGTTGGTAAATAAGGAACGCCAAAAAATATACGACCGTAAGAGCTACCTTAAAAACGGTAAGCCCCACATGAAACCGGAGGATGTAGGGAAGAACGGCGTAAGTAAGCCGAAGACTTGGGCGGATAGGTATGCGCTTAGGGCCACCACTGGGGTGCTCATTATGGCGTTTGACACGGTGGTGAAGATTTTGGAGAACGCGGATAGGAAAAAGGCGGAAGCGAAGAAAAGAAGTTATTACGCACTACCTTCTCCAGATCCACAGATGCTTATTGCGTTTATCAAAACTAATCTCTATGAGTCTCTTATAAAACTGGAAATATTAGCCAATGCAGACCTCTACAAACCCAAATCTCCCCCCAAGCGCAAGCGAAAAACCAAAGTCAAGCGCAAGCGCCCGCGCAAAAGCGCCGACAAAACAGGAAAAAGTTACCGTGGAAGACCTCCTGCCAAAAAAGCAGCAAGAGTTGAAAGTGATGAAGGAGCTAGCGGCGCTTAAAGACCAGAAAGCAAACATGCGGAAAGCGTCTTCAAGTGAGAAGACGGGTGCTTCTTTAGCGATAGTGAACATTAAGCAGGTGTTAGAGGAGTTAGACGCGCAGGTTATTAAGGATACTGACCAACTGCGGCGTTATATCACTAACAAACTTATCCAGATTTCCAACTGCGGCGTTTCTAAAGAGGAACTGCGGGCATTGGAATTGCTTGGGAAGATTTCAGATATTGGTCTTTTTGTGGAGAAGAGCGAAATCAAAGTTACGCATACCACTTCTGCTGCGCTTGAAAGTTCAATTAAGGAACGAATTGGGCGTTTGTTAGAGATGAGCAAGCCAGAAGAAGTTAAGGAGGATGTGATTGAGGATGCGGAGTATGAAGAGGTATCCGATGAGGGGGTAGAGGAGTGAGTTTGAACTTTGATTTGGACGAGGAGACGCTTGCTAACCTTCTTAAACTTCTCCCCACTTTGTCTGAAACCGAGCAACGGAGTTTGCTTCATGATTTAAACCGGTTGGAGGAGATAAAGAGGCGGGAGAAGTGTCAGAAAGAGTTCATTCCGTTTGTGCAGCGGATGTGGCCGGGGTTCATTTCGGGTCGGCATCACAAGATTATGGCCCGTGCGTTTGAGAAAGTGGCCCGTGGGGAGTGCAAAAGGTTAATTATCAACATGCCTCCTCGCCACACAAAGTCAGAATTTGCTTCTTATCTACTTCCGGCGTGGTTTTTGGGTAAATATCCCGAGAAAAAGGTCATTCAAACGTCTCACACGGCTGAATTGGCCGTAAATTTTGGTCGAAAAGTGCGAAATTTGGTGGATGAGGAGAATTACAGGGACATTTTCCCCGAGACCGTGCTCCAAGTGGACTCAAAAGCGGCTGGGCGGTGGAATACGAGCAAGGGAGGCGACTATTTTGCGATTGGTGTCGGCGGTGCGGTGACAGGTAAGGGTGCCGACCTTTTGATTATTGACGACCCGCACTCAGAACAAGAGGCAACCATTGCCGAAACCAACCCCGAGGTCTATGACAAGACTTATGAGTGGTATACATCAGGCCCACGACAGCGGTTACAACCCGGTGGAGCTATAGTCATTGTAATGACACGCTGGAGTAAGCGCGATTTAACAGCGCAAGTGTTAAAAGCAGCGGCGATGCGTGAGGGGGAAGAGTGGGAAGTGATTGACTTCCCCGCCATCATGCCCAGCGGCAAGCCGCTGTGGCCTGAGTTCTGGCCGTATGAAGAGTTAACGGTGCTGCGGAGTGAGTTGCCACATTCCAAGTGGATGGCGCAGTACATGCAAGACCCGACGAGTGAAGCGTCGGCGATTATCAAGCGTGAGTGGTGGAGGGTTTGGGAGGATGAAAATCCCCCTCAATGTGAGTTTGTGCTCATGTCGTGGGACACGGCATTTGAGAAGAACAATCGTGCGGACTACTCGGCTTGCACCACTTGGGGGGTATTTTATTTGGATGACGATGGGAGTGATTGGGAAGTTAGTAAAGCGGAACGTGGGAAGCCGCAGGCTAATATCATCCTCCTAAACGCATTCCGTGACCGGATGGAGTTCCCCGAGTTAAAGCGGGTAGTAGTCAGTCAATATAAGGACTGGGAGCCTGATGGGGTAATTATTGAAAAGAAAGCGTCCGGTGCCCCGCTTATTTACGAGCTTCGTTCGATGGGTATTCCTGTACAGGAGTTCACGCCGACTAAGGGTAACGACAAGATTTCCCGACTTAACGCTGTATCCGATATTTTTGCTTCTGGTAGAGTATGGGTGCCGGAGACGCGGTGGGCAGAGGAAGTGATAGAGGAAGTGGCGAGTTTTCCTGCTGGCGACCACGACGACTACGTTGACTCGGTGTCTATGGCGATGATGCGGTTTCGTCAGGGCGGGTATATCCGCACGACGTTGGACGAGCCGGATGAAGAGATTTCCCTGCGGTATCGCAACCCTAACCGCAAACCGTATTATTAAGAGGAACGACAGATGGGCGACGAAGAGATGCAGATTGAAGTCGAAGTAATTGACGACGGTTCCACCCTGCCGGGAGAAGACAACACCCCGCCGTCCGGTGCCGAGTTTGCCCTTGCGGAGCTTCTTGGGGAACCCATCGAGGATGAAGACTCGCCGGAAGTTGAGGAGTTTTACAAGAACCTTGCCGAGGACATGGACGAGGGGACGTTGAACTCCATTGCCGGTGACCTCCTTGAGGCGTTCGACGGTGACACTGCTTCGCGCAAAGACTGGTTGCAGACTTATATTGACGGGTTGGAGTTGCTGGGATTGCGGATCGAGCAGCGGACTGAGCCGTGGAGTGGTGCGTGCGGCGTGTTCCATCCTCTCCTCAGCGAAGCCCTAGTCAAGTTCCAAGCCGAGACCATCATGGAGACCTTCCCGCCGAGTGGGCCGGTGAAGACGACCATCATTGGTAAGGAGACGCCGGAGAAGAAACAGGCATCGGTCAACGTGGCGGCGGATATGAACTTCCAGTTGACGGAGGTCATGACCGAGTACCGGCCTGAGCATGAGCGGATGTTGTGGGGTCTGGGTTTGAGCGGTAATGCGTTCAAGAAGGTGTATTACGACCCGGCGTTGGAGCGGCAGATTTCGCTTTATGTCCCTGCGGAAGACCTTGTGGTGCCCTACGGCGCTTCCAATCTAGACAGTGCGGAACGTGTAACTCACGTTATGCGGAAGTCCAAGAACGAAGTTATCAAGCTGCAAGCCAGTGGGTTTTACCGTGACGTTGACCTTGGTGAGCCGACGCGGGGCAATCTTGATGAGGTGGAGAAGAAGATTGCGGAGAACATGGGCTTCAGTGCCACGAGCGACGAGCGGTTTAAGATTCTTGAAGTGCATGTGGATTTGGATTTGTCGGAATACGACGAAAAAGACCCCGAGGCCGACAGCGATGAGATGGAGATGGGCGGCATTGCGCTGCCTTACGTCGTGACCATCGAGAAGAGCACCCAAACCGTCCTAGCAATCTATCGTAACTGGGCACCTGATGATGAGAAAAAACTTAAGCGCGAGCACTTTGTCCACTACCCATATATCCCCGGCTTCGGGTTTTATGCGTTCGGTCTTGTGCATCTGTTGGGTAGTTTTGCTAAATCAGGTACTTCTCTTATTCGTCAACTCGTAGACGCTGGGACACTATCTAACCTCCCCGGCGGCTTTAAGACCCGAGGGATGAGGATCAAGGGGGACGACACCCCCATCTCCCCCGGTGAGTTCCGTGATGTTGATGTGGCTTCTGGCACCATCAAAGACAACATCATGACGCTGCCGTACAAGGAGCCTAGCCAAGTCCTCTTCACTTTGATGCAGAATATTGTGGATGAGGGGCGGAAGTTTGCTAGCACTACCGACCTCAACGCCTCGGATATGTCCGCGCAGTCTCCGGTGGGCACCACGCTTGCCATTCTTGAGCGCAGTCTGAAAGTGATGTCGAGCGTCCACAGTCGCGTGCATTACGCGATGAAGAGGGAGTTGCGCCTTCTTGCCGCCATTATTCGCGACTTCACTCCTGACGAGTACGACTACGAGCCGGAAGAGGGTGGTAGGAAGGCTAAGAAGGCCGACTACGACATGGTGGACGTTATCCCCGTGTCCGACCCCAACGCTTCCACGATGGCGCAGAAGGTCACGCAGTGGCAGGCGGTGATGCAGCTTGCTCAGTCTTCCCCCCAAATCTATGACCTCCCGGAGCTTCACAAGCAGATGCTTGAGGTGTTGGGTGTGCGGAACATTGGGAAAATCATTCCGACTGAAGAAGACCAGAAACCGCGTGACCCTGTGTCGGAGAACATGGACATTCTTGCTGGCAAGCCGGTCAAGGCGTTCATGTACCAAGACCATGAGGCGCACATTGCGGTGCATATGGGGATGAGCCAAGACCCCAAGGTTGCGAAACTTCTTGAGCAAAACCCCAAGGCGCAGGCTATTGCGGCGGCGGGGATGGATCACATCAGCGAACATCTTGGGTTTGCGTACCGCCGACAAATTGAAGAGCAGTTGGGCGTTGCCCTGCCGCCGCCGGATGAGCAGTTGCCGGAAGAGGTCGAGGTGCAGTTGTCCAAGTTGGTCGCGCAGGCGCAGGCGCAGTTGACGCAGAAAAACCAAGCCGAGGCTGCTCAGGCGCAGCAGCAGCAAGAACAACAAGACCCGTTGAACATCATTCAGCGCGAAGAGTTGGAACTGCGGAAACAAGAGATGCAGCTTAAAGCGCAGAACCAGCAGGCAGAGCTACAACTTAAAGCACAGGCACAGCAAGCGGATATTCAGATTCAGCAGGCTAAATTGGCGCTTGAAGCGGGCAAAGTTGACAAGCAGCAAGAGATAAAAGGTCAAGAGCTTGGTATGAAAGCTCAAATGGAAATGAATAAACTTGGGCATGTGGAGCGGGAAAAACAGCAAGACCGACTCCATCAGAACCGGCAAAAAGTGCAAGACCGCACGCATCAAGCCGTCCAACAAGCCAATCAGCAGGCTCAAAAACCTGAGAAAGAACCCAAAAAATGACCGTAATCGACCTAATTATTGAAGAAATCCAAAAACGTGTTGGTCAACTCCAAGACGATTTGGGTTCCGGCGTGGCTAAAGACTACGCCGAGTACAGGTACATCTGTGGTGCTGTAAACGGGATGTTGGCGGTAAAACGCTATGTGGATGATATCAAAACCAACTTGGAGAATGATTAATGACCGACGAGCAACAGGCAACACAATTGCCTAACCCCACAGGTTACAAAATCCTGTGCGCTATTCCTGACATCGAAGCAAAGTTCGATAGCGGCCTTCTCAAAGCGGAGAAAACGATTAAGGACGAGGAATTGATGACTACGGTGCTTTTCGTAGTCAAGATGGGGCCGGATTGCTATTCCGACGCCTCACGGTTCCCGACCGGCCCTTACTGCAAAGAAGGGGATTTTGTCCTTGTTCGCCCGCACGCGGGTTCGCGAGTTCACATCCACGGGAAATCTTTCCGGCTCATCAACGACGATAGCGTCGAGGGTGTAGTGGAAGACCCGCGTGGCATTCACCGAGGCTAGGAGATAACACATGGCGACCGACAAGAACGTGGCCGAGTTGGAAGACGATTTTGAGATTGAGGTTGAAGACGACACCCCGGAGGAAGACCGTAATAAGGAGCCGATGCCGGAAGAAATCGTCAAGAACCTTGAAGACGATGAGCTTGAAGAGTTCTCCAAGGAGAAAGCCAAGCAACTGAAGAAGGTTTGGCACGACGAGCGCCGTGCCAAAGAAGCTGCATTGCGCGAGCGCGAGGAAGCAGTGGCGTTGCTTCAGCGGTTTGCGGATGAGAATAAGACGCTGAAAAAGAGTCTGCATACGGGCGAACAAGCGTATGTGGATTCGGCAAAGGTGGCATTTGAGCGGGAGCTTGAGGTAGCCAAGCGGGAGTTTAAGGATGCTTATGACAGCGGCGACTCAGACCGACTGACTGCGGCACAGGAAAATCTTCTTGACGTAAAACTTAAACTCAAGCAGGTAGAGAACTACCGTCCAAAGTACGAAGAAGACGCTGGACAACCTGAAAAAAATGTAGTAAATACCGCCAACAACGACGGGTGGTCTGTGGCCCCTGTCGAAGATGCGGCTCCTAAAGTCGATCCTAAAGCGGTTGCGTGGCAGAAACGTAACTCTTGGTTTGGCGAGAACCGCGTCATGACTAGCATGGCTTTTGGTTTGCATGAAGACTTGGTGGGTGAAGGCGTAGACCCTACTTCTGACGAATACTATTCGCGCATTGATAAGGAAATGCGGCGTAGATTTCCGGAAAATTTTGAGGGTAGCGATAAGAAACGCCCCGCTACGGTGGTGGCTTCCGCAAAGCGTTCTACGGCCCCCCGCAAAGTTACGTTGACGGCAACGCAAGTTTCTTTGGCTAAGAGACTTGGGCTGACCCCAGAGCAATACGCAAAAGAAATGATTAAATTGAATGGTGACACCAATGGCTGAAAACAGAATTTCTCGTGACATGGATACCCGTGAAGCGTCTTCCCGACCCAAGAGTTGGGCACCGCCTTCGCTGCTTCCTGAGGTTAATCAGGAACCGGGATATTCTTACCGCTGGATTCGTATCAGCACCTTGGGCACTCCTGATGTAAACAACATCTCGTCCAAATTACGAGAAGGTTGGGAACCCGTGAAGGCTTCGGAACATCCTGAGGCGTTTACAATGGCCGATCCAAACAGTCGGTTTAAGGACTCTATTGAGTCCGGTGGGCTTATCTTGTGTAAGACCCCCAGCGAGTTTGTTGCCCAACGCACCGCTCATTATCAGAAACTCACTGAAGATAATGTGGCGTCTGTGGATAACAACTACATGCGGGAGAATGACCCCCGTATGCCAATGTTTAAGGACAAGAAAACTCAAGTTACTTTTGGTAAAGGTCTTGTTAAATAATTTAGGAATTTAGGAGCTAAACATGGCTTATCCTACTGTCTCAGCCCCTTACGGGCTACGTCCGGTCAATTTGATCGGCGGGCAGGTGTTTGCCGGTTCGACTCGGATGTTTCCGATTGCGAATGGGTACAGCACCAGCATTTTCTACGGCGACCTCGTTGAACTGACGACGGACGGCACGATTGTCAAGAATGGTACTACCTCGGGTAGTTCGGCTACTGCCGGTATCGTTGGTGTGTTCCTTGGCTGCGAATACAGCAGCACGGGCGGCCCGATCTTTGGTAAGAACCGTTACCAGTATTGGCTGGCTAGCACTTCGGCGACTGACGCTGTTGCGTATGTCAGCGATGACCCGGATGCGATCTATCAGGCTGCGATTTGCAGCACCGGCACCACGCTGGCTTATCCCGGTCAGTGGGCTGTTGGTAAGAACGTGGGTCTGCTTCAGAACACGGGTTCTACCGCGACGGGTGACTCCGCTGTGGCGGTTGGCGGTGCGGCTCCGGCTGCTTCTGCCAAGATCATGCGCGTCATTGGCCTTGTCCCGGCTTCTGCGGTGTCCACCACTGCTTCCGGTACGACCTCTGGTTCGTCCACCACGGTGACTCTGGCGGCTGCTAACGCCAATATCTATCCGTACATGACTGTCACGGGCACGGGTATTGCGGCGGGCAACTATGTTGTCAGCATCAGCGGCACCACCCTGACCTTGCAGGTTGCTGTCAACCTCGCGAGCGCCACCACGCTGACCTTCGCTGGCTCCCCTGAGGTGCTGGTTAAGTTCAATCAGGGCTGGCATTCGTATTACAACAGCACCGGCGCTGCCGTTGCGACCTAAGGAGTAATTACAAATGGCAATTTCACGCGCTCAGCTACTTAAAGAACTCCTTCCGGGTCTTAACGCCCTGTTTGGTCTTGAGTACAACCGTTACGGCGAAGAGCACAAGGAGATTTACGAAACTGAATCTTCCGAACGTTCTTTTGAAGAAGAAACCAAGCTGTCGGGCTTCTCTGCTGCTCCGGTGAAGAACGAAGGTCAGGCTATCCAGTACGACAACGCACAGGAAGCTTGGACTGCTCGTTACAACCACGAAACCATTGCGATGGGCTTTTCGATCACGGAAGAAGCTGTCGAAGATAACCTCTACGACTCGCTGTCCAGCCGCTATACCAAGGCGCTGGCCCGTGCGATGGCTTACACCAAACAGGTGAAAGCTGCCTATGTGCTGAATCAGGGCTTCAATGCTGCGGTCACTTACGGTGACGGTCAGCCGCTCTTCAGCACCGCGCACCCGCTGGTTTCCGGTGGCACCAACAGCAACACGCCTAGCACTGCTGCTGACCTTAACGAAACGTCGCTTGAAGCTGCGGTCATTCAGATTGCTGCTTGGACTGACGAACGTGGTCTGCT